ATTCAAGTATCTAAAACACTAGATAGTAGTAATGGTACAAATACTGAATCGGAAGAACTTCTAATGAAACTATTTCTTAATGGAAATATTACAGCAGATAAGAAAATTAAAATACTAGAAGGTAAACATACTGGTATATACACTATTATCAAGCTAGAGCACCTTCTTGATTATGAAGGTAATGACTGGACTACGGAAGTTACAGCTAAGGTAATATCATAATGTTAAATCCTAATACAACATTGCCAGATAAAGTTCAGCAAGTTATACCCCAGTATTTAGAAGATAGGTTATATACCAGTATACCTGCTAGAGTGGTCAGTGTTGATAAGTTTCAAACACAACAAGTTGTTAACTTACAAATCTCCATTAAACGTAAATACCCAGACGGGTTAGTTACCGATGGTGCGTTACTAGAAGATGTGCCTGTGGTATTCCCTAGTGCTGGTGGTGGATTATTATCGTTTCCTGTAGCAATTGGCGACACAATGTTGGTGTGCTTCTCTAAACGTTCTATGGATGAATGGAATGTTGGTGACGGGGAAGATGTTACTCCACGCTTCAATAGACAATTCGATATATCCGACCCCATAGCTGTAGCTGGATTATACACTTCTAAATCCAACTTACACCCAGACCCAGATCATGTAGTTCTTAAGTTTGCTGGTAGTAAAGTTACACTGTATAAGAATGGTGATGTTGATGTTACAGCAGTCGGGGATATATCCCTTAATGCACTGGGCAGTGTAAAAATAATAGCTGGTGATGGAGTAGATATTAGTAGTCCAACTTTAACCCATAATGGTGTAAATATTGGCTCAGATCACCGACACTCTGGTGTACAATCTGGTGGTAGTAACACTAACGTCCCTATATGACTCTGTGGCTTCGTATAACGTCGCTGAGAGCATTTTAATACATAACCAGTACGTTAGGGTGGGTTAGTTATATACCTCCTAAAATCGCTTTATACGAGGTTTAACAGCATTGGCTAAAGATATATATTTAGACCCTATTACAAATGATATAGCTCTAGTTAATGGAGTTATGCGGCTTACAGCAAATAAGCAAGAGTCATCACGTCAGCAGTGCTTAATTACTCTTAGTACTTATAAGGGTGAATTTTTATTCTCAACCGAATTTGGTATTCCTTGGCTCGCTAATGACTATAACCCAACTCAATTGTTAGGTAAAGGGGATAATAAAAGTTTAATAGATTTGTTAGTAAAAGAAGCAATATTAGCTAGAGAGAATATAACAAACATCCTCACTTATTCATCTACTGTAGATAAGTTTAATAGCTCGATGTCAATATCTTTTACAGCACTGACTAATTCAGGGGAGGTTGTTTCCATTGACAACGCCACTCTTACATAATAATTTTGGAGAAATAGTGTGTCTTCGTTAACAGCTTCTGGTTTACAGATTGACAATTATGACACAGTGCTGAGAAGTATTGAGGCATCTGAAAGGGTTAATATAGACCCTAATATTTACACACAAGACGATGAACTGTTAGGACAGATCAACCAAGTTATTGCTGAGAGGGTTGCTAGTGTAAATGATTTAGCACAAGCAGTATATGATGCTTTCAACTTAGCAAAAGCTGAACAGAAACAATTAGACGATTTAGCTGCATTACGTAATGTGCGTAGACAAGGTGCTACATATTCCACAGGTATTCAAACTTTCATCTCTACAGAAGGTGTTAGTGTTCCTGCTGGTACAGTAATATCTAATAATATTACAGGGGATAGATTTCAAACTACAGATTCAATCGTTGCATCCACAAGTTCTTCTTTCCAGACAACTTACAGAGTCGATACGTTACTTGATTCTACAGAATATACAATTAACATTAATAGTGTTAATTATAGTTACACATCAGGTATCAGTGCTACCAATCTTGAAATTGTCACTGGTTTATATACTGATATAAATGCTGGCACTGACACAACAATTGTAGCTAGTATTGTTGATAATACATTAGTAATCACCGCAGTATCTAGTGTACAACCAATTACTTCAACCACCATCACCTATTTAAAAGCTACTAGTATAAAAAGTAAGGTGGGTATTCAGTCACAACTAGTAGGTGACATTGTTGCTCCATCTAATGCAATAACAAAATTAATTACTCCACTCTTAGGTATAACATCAACTTATAATGAAAATGCATTAAGCGTTGGTAGACAAGAAGAGACAGACGAAGAGTTAAGAGTTAGAATTGCACAAGTAACTTCCACTGGTTCTACAGGAACAATACCTTCTATCACTTCAGCACTAATAAGTAATGTTGATGGTGTTAGCAGTGTAAATATAATTGAAAATGTATTAGCTGTACCTGATGTAGATGGAAGACCAGCGCACTCATATGAAACTATTGTCCAAGGGGGATTAAATGAAGATGTTGCTATTGAGATATGGAGAACTAAACCCGCTGGTATTGGTTTATATGGTAATACATTAGAACTCATTACAGATAGTGTAGGGAACCTTAGAAGTATTTATTTCACAAGACCTTCACCTGTTAATTTAGCAGTTAGAGTTCAATACTCCAAATATACAGAAGAAGCATTTTCTTCTCTAACAGAAGATTTAATAAGAGCAACAGTACTTGAACAGATTAACGCACTGAGTGTTGGTAAAGATGTTATACCACTAAGATTAGTTGGCCCAATATATAATGCTACAAGCGCTGGATTAGATGAAGTTATAGTTGAGATACAAGTGCTAACTGCAAGTGGTGATACACCTGTAGCACTAGATTGGCAAAGCACTAAGTTATCTATCAACAATGCTGAGTATGCTAATACAACATCGGTTGATATTTATGTAGAGGAAATTTAAGGTGGCAGTACTAACTAAAGTAGATCATGTTGAAGCTGGACTCTCTCGCCTTATTACTTTGTGGAAAGATAAACCTAATGTTGTAGGATTACTTAAATCTTATTTAGAACAATTCAACGAATTGGAAGACTTACTATTTTCAATATTACAAGATAGAAGTTTATACACTGCTGCTGGTGTACAGTTAGATATGATTGGTGCATTGTTTGGTGTAACTAGACAAGGGCGTGACGATATACGTTACAGACCCGCTATTGTTTCAGCTATAGCCAGATTAAATGATGATGGTACTACAGAGAAGTTTCTAAACCTATTACGCCTAGTTGGTAACACAGATTTAGTTGATTTCTGGGAGCATCCCAACGGCGATGTACATGCCTATTTAGGTGAAGGTATTTTCTCAGATATATACTCAACAGTTAAATCTGGAACAGCGGCAGGTATTAAGCTAAGAATTGTAGTTGATGAATATGGTGATAGCTTAATACCTGCTGAACTAATATCTACATCAAGTGATTTGCAAACACATAATTTAGAAGATATACAAACCAACGAGTTTAAAGATTTACAGGTTAATATATTTGTAGCAGACACAAGTAGTAAAGGGGTTATGGCAGAGATAGAAGATACTATACTAATAAATCCTCTGGCAGACTTGATATTTTCAGATTGGCAAAGTACAGATCACTTTTTATTACTGGAAGAAGGTGGATACTTACTATCTGAAGAATATGACGATAAACTTATATTTACAACTTATGAATTCGATTGAGGAAAACAAATGACAGATAGTAAAATATCAGAGCTGCCTACAGCTTTCGATTTATCAGATTCAGATACTTTTTATATTATCCAAGGAGGGTTGGATAAGAAAGGTACATATGGATTTATTAAAGAAAATATTGAAAGAGAAACTTTAGAATTAACTGCGAGAGCTGAAGCTGCAGCATTAAGTGCAGAAGCATCTGCTGTTGGTGCCATTACATCCATTGAGAATGTTACAGCTCTACGCTTAATCTCTCCCATCTATGACGGTCAACAATACAGCCTACTAGGTCACACAGTGGTTGGTTTGGGTGGTGGTACTTTTTACTATGATGCCTCAGACACTACTTCTGTAGACGACGATGGCACTGTGGTGGTGAGTAGTGGTGGGCATAGATTTAAGAGGGTGGTGGGTGATTATGTGTCAGTCGAAATGTTTGGCGGTGACTACGCAACAGCGCTTCAGTATTCATTATTGAATGATAAAAAGTTGGAAGGAAAAGAATACCCAGTGTGCAGCCAGTTCCAAAGTTTCTGGCAGCAAGTAAATGCTGATCAAACGGATGTTAGTATAATTCTATTTGGTGATTCAACAGGTAATGCAGATACAGAGTGGGTTTACAAATTGTTTAATTGGATAGGCTCAAAATGTCTTGATACACAAACAGTTATTTACCGCCAATGGAATTTTACTACAAATACTAACTATCTGCCAGACGAAACTCTTAAAACAGGAACTGGTATTAACACTATATGGCTACACAACTGTTCAGTCCCCGGAGCAAACTACAATCACTTTCTTGGCTCCAGCGTTAATGCTTTAGCTTATGATAATAAAGAGTACCCTGTAATAATCTTTAACTTCGGACACAATCACGGAACTAATGCGCGTTACAATGAACAATACTCCGCATTTACACAGCTATTACTAACAACAATTGACCAACACCCTTCTTCAAATATTATCCTAACTCTGCAAAATCCATATCTAACACAACTGGCATTCACAGCAGCAACAAACTACGCAGTTAGAGATATTGCTGCAGCGTTTAATTGCGGAATAATTGATGGGTATTCTCCATTTGCTGAGTTGATTAATGAAAAAGGGCTGGCTTGGGTTCAGTCCAATCTTTACATTGAAGGTACAGACCCAATACACCCAAGTGATTTTGGCATGAACCTTTGGTTTGGTAGTGCAAAGAAATCTCTAGCTGTTGCGCTTCAGTCTGAACCACACCGCTCTCGTATAAGCTTTGCACAATCACTGACCGAAAATGGACTGTTTGGGGACTGGACTAGCACTCTACCTGCGGGATATACAGGAAGCAACATCACTGTTACAAAAGACAGCTTTGAGAAAACCGATGGCTCTCCATACACAGTTAAAATGGTTGGAATTTCTGGTGCAGGTAGTCGAAGGTTGTCTATTGACTGCTCACACCTTACTGAGCTTTTAAAAACAACACCGCTCACTTTTGTTGTCAAATACAAAGCTCCTTCGTCTTCAGGTACAGACGCTGGGCGTCT